GGTTATGTATGTTGGCAACCCCGACTCAGTCTGATGGCATCTGCTATGACTACACTTCCTCCTATCAAGGGGTGAAGTGTGGACCCATACCTCGAACTGATAACATAAACTATACTTTAATATAAATATAAGTATAATGAAAATATCTAACTAATCGTACAAAGGATAGTATCTCAGGGATATGAATAATATCACATCAGACTAGTAGCTCTAGATGGTGTCTGAAGATGAGAGTTCGAGCCTCTCTTAGTTAGTGTATTATATGTGATACATTGAGTCTTAACATTACTTAAGATATAATACATTAGGTATTAACTTAATTGTAACTATTAAACAAATACATAAATATTGACAAAATAGATAATATTAATAGCCACTAGAATGTGGCCTCTGCCAAGATTAAGACCGCAGTTATTATTTCAGACCTACATTGTGGATCTACTGTAGGCTTACTGCCTCCTGATTTTGTTACTGAAGATGGTAATGAGATTAAGCAAAACCCATTGCAAAAATGGCTATGGGAGTGTTGGATTTATGCCCATGAATACAAAACAAAGTTACTTGGAAAAGATCCGCATTGCCTTATCGTCAATGGTGACTGCATTGAAGGAAACCATCACAGGACTATTGAAATCGTTACACCTAATGAGGGAGAACATCTCCGTATCGCAGAGACCGTATTGGGAGGAGTATGTGCCAAAGCCACAAAATCTTATTTTATCAAAGGAACAGAGTGCCATGTCAAAGGGTACGAAACGGTCCTTGGCAAAATCTTCAAAGCGGAAAAAAACCCTGAAACGCAAATCCCCATCTTCGACAGACTAGATTTAAATATCATGGGAAATTTGATGTCAGTTAGGCATCATTTCCCAACAACAAGTAGGAGTTATCTTGAAGCATCACAACATACGATACAACTTGGAAACGCTGTCAACGAGGCTGTACGAGTGGGCGATACTCCTCCTAGCATCATTGTGGGTGCTCACCGCCATAGGACTGGTCATTATTGCGATGGTAATCGTCTCACAGTCGTTACTGGAGCATGGCAAGGTCTTACTCGGTTTGGATTCAAAGTAGTACCAGACGGCAGACCTTGTCCTAGTATTTATATTTTAGACTGGCGTAACCGTAAAGAAGGAGAGTTACCAGAGGTACACTTTAGATCCTTTAATCCACCAAAAGCAAAAGTTGTACAATGCTAGTTACTATTGGCAAAGACTCCTATGAAAAGATGTGGAATGAGTTTAACGAGACTCAAGTTCCAGAGACTCCACCAGAAGGTGCTATATCAGCCAGAGAATATGCACATAAGTTTAAGGTAAGTTTAGATAAGGCTGTAGGCATATTAGAGCGTGGCGTGATACGTGGAGAATTAGAAGTTAAAACTTACAGGCACGTAAGAAGTAATAACAGATGTGTGCCTACTAAGTTCTATACAATAAAGAAAGTTAAGCCTCGTCACCGCCGATAGGAGCCATCTCGAAGCCTGGTTTGTCCTTTGTGATCTGGCCTTCCCATAGTCTAGCAATACCTGAAGTTTGAAAATCAACTTCATACTGCCATGAGCCATCAGGATTGTTTATGTAGGCTACAACCTGCCCAGGTTCCTGACTTGTCAGCTTATAGACTACGTCGTAAAAACTGTATTTCATATCTAGGCTCATAACCCAAGTTGTAAGGCTATGGTTTAGGTGGTCAAGACTTTGAAAGTTTCTTAGTCCTAAAGAAGTTATCGTATAAAGGGTATTCCTTATGAAACTTCCTAGCAAAGTAAGGTGATGTATCGTTACTTATTTTGTACTGAGCACCTACCGTCATAATTGTTGTTTCCCATCTGATACGATGAAGTATCATATCAGATGATAAATGCTTATGACCACGCTTTATAGCTTGAAAAGTAAAGTCCACAAATAAATCCCATACTCTAGGATTCTTGGCTATGAACTGATTAAACTTCTTTTCTAATCTGGTTTCTAAACCATCAAATACAATTTCTTGTTGTTCAGGGTTCATTTTATTCTCTCCCATAATGTGGTAAATGCTAATGTGGCAGTTGCTGGGACAACGCCGTTTCCGCACAATCGCAATCTGTCCACCCAGTAGGGATGCCCATGAGCCACTCTACCCAATCTGCGTTCAGTCGCCCACCAGCTATTGTGGCTAATGTCACAGAGTTCCGATTTAATTCTGCTAGTGATAAGCCGTTGTCCCTGTAATCTCTCGCACATGGTGTCGGTAATTTTTGATTCAATTCCCCCCGGTTCGCCATTGCTACTAAACTTTGACCCATCTGGCCCTTGGAATAGTTTCCCGCTTTCTGTGCTTCCATCGTGCATGGCGTAGGCCATATACTGTTGCCCTCTTTCACTGCTATTTGATCCCTCAAATTGCCTGGTTGTGATCGATTGCGTCTGTCTTGATAACGTTCTTTCATTAATGCTTTGACTGATTTCGGTGGCAATACGTCCATAGTTGTTGGTGTAGCCCATGATAAAGATTCTTTTTCTTTGGTGAGGAGCACCGACTTCACTCGCCGAGAATATTCCCCACGTTGTTCTATAACCGATTGATTCCAATTCGCTAATAACTTCTCTAAGTCCGAGGCTAATGTGTCCTTGCACGTTTTCAAAAAAGCAAATGTTTGGTCGCATGAATCTAATTCCATCTGCGATGTAAGGCCACAAGTGTCTTGGGTCGTCTTTTCCAAGTCGTTTTCCTGCGTTACTAAAGGGTTGGCATGGATATCCTCCAGACAAGATGCCCACTTTTCCGCAAAAACTATTCCAAGGGAAGGTTTTAATATCCGTCCAGATAGGTGCAACATCCAAGAATCCTTTTTCAATTTTGCTAACCAAGTTTGCACACGCATAGGCTTCGATCTCACCATAAGCGATTGTTCGCATATTTGGCAGAACTTGTTTGAGTCCAAGATCAATGCCTCCGTATCCAGTGCAAAGGCTAACGTGTGTAATTGTTTTGGGAGAATCCATGTCATTTGCGTTTAAATTTAGCTTTAGCTTTATTCCATAGCATCCTGAAACCTGTAATAAAAAAGAATTTGCAACCCCATTTAGGATCAAACCAAACGTTATTGTCTATCTGTTGTTGTAATACCCTAAGTTGCCCACGTATAAGTTCGTTAACTTTCATGTAATCAGCAGATTCTTCTTTACTATGTAGTAGCTCAGATTTTAACATCAAGTTACGATCTGCTTCAGCTTGGCACTCTACACGTAAACCAGTCATAGTTGTATGCAAATCGCCTAAATTACTAAGTAAAAGATTATAGCTTATATCTAACTTTTTGTATTTACGTTTAAGTGAATCAAACGCTTTACGATGCTGCTTTGGTGTTAATGTTTTAATTTTTGTTTTTGTTTTCATTTTTAATTTTCCAATTCTTTATACGTTTATCAAAATCTTTATCTTTTTCTAAGTAAGTTTCTAATTCTTTACTTAAATAACCACCTAATCGCATCATCTTTGGACAATGCTTTTCAATTAGTGCGATTATACGTTGGTAACTTTCACTTTCTGTATCGGTATGTTTTACAATTCGTCGGCAGGTTTCCATTTTTTAATAGTCTTTAAAAAGGCTTCAGCTCTACGACCAGCAGATGCAAAGATCTCCATTGTATCTTCTTTTGAGTCATAAGCAGGTGTCAGATATAAAGAGTAATTAACCTTTTGAGTATCGTTTAACAACTTTTCAGCTTCATGCATCCAATTAAGATCAAAAGTATAAGTAGGTGGAAAAGAACGAGGATGTTGCTCGTCCTTGTGTCTCCAAAGATGATCTTTGCCATATTTCCACCCACAAAACTTAGCTATGGCTAGAGTTTGTTGTAATGTTTCCATTTTATTTTTAGATAATACGTTAAGATAAGATTAACTCAAAAGTTTTCAAACGTGTTGCGTATAACTTTTAACCCACCACCAAATTTAATAACAAATAGATGTGCGTCATCTAATGTAGCGAATGTTAATAGATAATGCCCAGTTGGTGTGGGCACCCATACAGCGTAAGGGTTCATAGTTTGCTTAGGCTTTTAAATTACAAAGCAAACATAAACCAAACCGCTACAAGTGCTATAGATAAAAACAATATAGAACCTACGATCTCTTTGATATCTTCATTATTTAATTTTTTCATGGTATTTATTAAGTTTAGATTGTAAGAAGTTAATAAGTTCACGTACCTGTTTGTTATTTAATGTAGGCCAACCCATAGAGTTGGTTGGCTTTGTAACTGATACCGTAAAACAATCTTGAGCGTAATGCGTTGCTACGAACACATGATCATCACTTTTTACAGTGAAGTGCATATCTGTAATAGTAAGTTTATTTTTCATTTCGTATAACAAATTAATACATTGTATAACATTGTCAATACTTAAAATTAGTTATTAAAGTAGTTAGTTGCCTAATTACGTAACTTTTTCCAGTTGCATACGTCTATAAAACATATACTCGTAGTATTATGGTTTCCACTAACGACAGTATTTTAGACACTATTGTTAATCCAAAGAAGTAATACCGTATGGTAATACCTCCAGAAGATGATTTAGATAACCCAAAGGTTATAGGTGATGTCTGTGCTCGTTTAGCAGCAGGTGAGACAACTCATTCTGTATGTAAGAGTTACAAACATTCGTTTGCTCGTAGATTCTGGAATAAGATGAAAGATGACCCAGAGTTTGCAACAACTATAGAAAAAGCTAGGATTGCTGGTGTTGAAAGCCTTGTAAGTGAGATCATTGAAATAGCGGACAATTCAACTCCACAAGACGTTGCAGTAGATAAGTTGAGAGTTCATGCCAGACAATGGTATGTAACCAAAATGAACCCAAAGAAGTATGGTGATCGTGTACATACCGAATTAACAGGTAATGACGGAGCACCATTAGTCATTTCTTGGCAATCTGAGCCAAAATAAAGCCTTTTAACACTTAAAGGGATACGCCACTACCCCTTGAACATAATAATCCCTTATACGCCACGTAAAGCCTTTGTACAATGGCATAGCAGATCACAACGCTGGTCTGTCCTTGTTGTGCATAGACGTGGCGGTAAAACCGTATCAGGCATCAATGAGCTGATTAAAGAGGCTATGAAGTGCCAATTAAAGGCACCAAGGTTTGCTTATTTAGCACCTTACCGCAAACAGGCCAAAGAGATAGCATGGGATTACCTCAAACAATACACAGCACCGATTCCTGGTCGTGTCGTGTCAGAGTCCGAGTTGCACGTTAAACTACCTAATGAAGGTCGTATAACGCTATACGGTGCAGACAATGCAGAAGCACTTCGTGGTATTTACCTTGATGGCATAATTATAGACGAACCAGCAGATATGGATGCTTCCGTCTGGTCATCAGTCATCAGACCTGCACTATCAGACCGCAGAGGCTGGGCTACATGGATTGGTACACCTAAAGGTCGTAATAGCTTCTTTAGGTTATATGACCGAGCAGTTAATGACCCAGAATGGTTTACAATGATCTTACCTGCATCACGTTCAAACATCATAGCACAAGATGAATTAGACTCTGCTCGCAAGAGTATGAACGAGTCAGAATACAATCGTGAGTATGAATGTAGCTTTGAAGCAGCTATTGCTGGATCTATTTATGGAGATGCTATTGCCAAATTGCGTGCAAATAACCAAATTCAAGACTATGAACCAGATAACGATCTACCATTTGATACATTCTGGGACGTAGGTGATAGCGACTTTACCTGTATTTGGCTGGTACAAATGGAAGGCAGGCACATCAATTTAGTAGATTATTACTCAGCAAATGGACAAACCACAGGCCATTATGCAAGCAAAGTCAGAGAATGGGGAGACAAATACAGAACTACGATACGAACGAATTTCTTACCACATGATGCAGATCACGTCAGACGTGGCGGTAGCTGGCGTACAGATCTTACAAACGCAGGATTGGATAGAATTACAATCGTGCCTAGAACACCAGATATCTGGCTCGGTATTAATGAACTTCGTTCTCTTTTACCACGATGCTACATCCACAAAACCAACTGCTCAAAGACGTTTGGAAGTACAGATAACAGTGCACCTAGTGGACTCGATTGCTTAGAATACTACCATAAACGTGAAGAAACAGATCGTGACACAATCTATGAAAAACCAGTGCATGATGAGTTTAGTCATGGTGCTGATGCACTTAGAACTATGTCAGAAGCTCACAGACTGGGCATGATTGAAGGTACATCGTTTGTTGCTCGTGAATCTAGGCATACACCACATAAAGTGTTGCGTGGACCTTCACCTCAGTCTTACTCGGTAAAGAAGAAAAACAAATCAATCCGCTAATGGCTATTCTACCCACAAGCAATACAGGCAACACCAAAGCCATAGATAGGACTGCTGGTGGATCTAAACCTGATAGCACACCAGCTACAGGAACAACAAACACTACAATTACAGGTGCAGTTAGTAGCGTTAACGGTTCAATAGGCGTTGGTGCTAGTCCAACAACAGGTGCAGTAAGCGTATATCTAAATACTACAGGTGTTACCGCAGCTACATACGGTGATGCTACTCACGTACCGCAGATAGCAGTAAATGCTCAAGGTCAGATTACATCTGCAAGCAATGTAACGGTTTCAAATACAGTTCCTACTGGTGGTACAGTCGGACAAAGACTTATTACTAACAACTCAAGTGCAGTTGTATGGAGTAATGACCCAATCATTTACGCTAAAGATTATGGTTATGGTGCAACAGGTAATACCGTAACACAGAACACAACAGCTTTACAAAATGCCGTTAACGCAGCTAAGACTGCAAACGGTTGTCTTTTGCTACCAGCAGGATCAGTCCACATAAACTCAGCAATAACGATTGGATCGTCTGGTAGTCCTTTTGCAGGCCGTATTAAGATTATGGGTTGCGGTAAAAACGTAACCGAAGTCATACAAGATTCAGCTACAGATGGATTTGATGTATATTTAGCTAATCCTTATAGCAATGATGTAGGCTT